ATTAGAGTTTAGAAATGCTATGCAAGGACAGAGAAATTTAAATACTCCTATGACTGCGGGCCCAGCATTTATATCAGCACCAACTGTTAATAATAATCAAAATAATATTCAAAGCTCTCCCATCGTGCCGCTTGATCCGTTGATGAGAGAAGCTATTTCTGCAATGTAAATTTTACTGTAATTCAGATGGGTCAACATCTATAAATTCAATTATACTTCCGTGTTCACTAAGTTTTACATCAAATTTTTTACACGCAAGTCTCATTGTTCCAGAATATTCTTTTTGTGTAGGCCCTTTAATGTTACGTTCAATTGTACGTTTTGCTTTAAGACATTCACTTAAACCATCTCTTACTGTGTATTCTTTAAGTTCCATTGGACTACCAAAGAACATTAATAATACTATTGCTCCCTCTACTACCATTTGTTTCTCTTTTCTCTAATGATTAGCACCATTCTTAATTTCTCTTGTTTCATGTACCATATCCATTATATCATCCTTAACTTTTTCTAATGCTTCTTCAAGTTGATTGATACGTTTTTCATAAAATTCTAGTGTTAGTTTTTGTTGTTGGTCAAATGGTGCCTGACCACTTTCAATTTCAGTGGTCAGTTTTTCTAGTTCTCCTGCAAGGTGTTCAATTAACATAAACTGTTCACTATCTGCTGGAAGTGAACCCATCTCTCCTCTTGGCCATTTAATTCTAAATTCCGTATTCATAGTAACATCACTATCCATCATTGTCTGTTGAGTTTCTATTTGATTTAGTCTTTCAACAATGCCAAAGTAAGCCCATGTTGCTATAGAAGCACCAGCAATCATTGAAAGTATATTTCTTAAAGGCAAAGCAACTTCAGTATTATCACTTATCTTAGCCATAATCTTATCTCCTTAACTTTCCGTCCTCACTCATCTCTTTACTATTTAGTTATTTCGGTTTGCAAGTGGATTATCTAAAGATTTTTGAAGTTTTTTATTTAAATCTTCTTCAAGTGTAGTTAGTTCTCTTTTGACATAACCTTCCATGCCATCAATCTTATCATTAAAACGATTATTTGCATCATTTATTGCATCTCTGGTTTCCTTCTTGGTTCTATCCATTAATGCAGTTGCTTCATCTTCTAACTGGTCAATATCATTCTCAACTTTCTCTAATAGTTTTTCAGTACGAATAATTTCATCACGCAAATCATGTTTTGTATCACGCATCATATCCACTGATTCATTAACACTATCTCTAATAATAATGATTTCTTCTTTGAAGACTGCAACTGTTTCTTTAGTTACTTTCATTTCCTCAGTGATTACTGCAAGTTTTTTATCAAACTCTGATAAGTCTGGTGCAACGTATTCTTGAATTTGTTCTTTCATATCCATGTAGTCTTTGTAAAATTCAAATCCAGCCCATAAACCACCACCTAACATAGATACCAGTGGTATAATCATAAACAACTTACTTCCAGTGAGTTTTACTCCCCCATACTCTACTTCAGCCATTTCTCTCTCCTATTTAAAGTTATATTGTGAATTTTCCATCTCAATAAATTTTGGATCATTCAAAAACCATCTCGCATATGCATGGTCAACCACTGGTTTTGGTGGATAAAAGTTAACTTGATTTAGTTCTTTCTCTGCATAATCAAATCCTGGCACATATGAAATCAGCGCAAGTAATTGTCTTTGTACTAACATCTGTTGTTCTATAGATACTGAATCTTCTGCTTTCTTAGTTAGTTCAATAGCTTTTTGTGCAAGTAACATCTTTATCTTTTCATTTCTTGAGGTTTTCTTCGGTTCATCTTTCTTTAACTCTGCAATCTCTTTTTCTATATCATCTTCCATTGTAAGTGCATCACTCTCTACAATGTCATATTCTTCTTCTATAATTGTTTCTTCTATAATTACTTGTACTGGTGGAAGTTCTGGTAACGATAAAAAATTAGGAACACCTTCAATTATAGTTGTTGTAACAACATCTATTTCTGTATCCTCAATATCATCAATAATACTTTCATTTATAATTGCATCTTGATATCCTACACAAGTTACATCATATAGTGGGTCAATATCACACTGTTGTTCTAAATATGCTTGTTGATAGTTTGGACAAGTAACATCATGCAGTGGGTCTAAATCACACTGTTCATCATAATATGCTTGTGCATAGCCAGGACAAGCAGGGTCATATAAAGGATTAGCTGCACATTGTTGTGATAGATAAGCAGCTGCATACCCAGCACAAGTTGGGTCAAATAGTGGATTCTGTGTACACTGTTGATTAAACAACGCAGTTGCATAACCTTGACATTGTGGGTCATACAAAGGATTAGTATGACAAGGATTATTTTGAAATATTAATCTTAATTCTGACACATCTACATTAAACTCAGGCCCATACCTACCAGCCCAGTTTGCACTATCACTACCTTGTGCATATATGTTGATATCAGAAAAATATGATGGTGGTAAAAATGGGTCTGGAAATGTTTCTACACCAGAGTGAGTAGTCCAGTTGTGAGAATGACTATAATCATATGTATATGTTTGATAGATGTTTCCATTAGAATCTAAAACATCTACAGTTATCTCAAAATCATCAATGCCTGGTTGTGTCGCAAATATGTTTGCATTACCGTTTTTAACTCTCCATGCATAAGTAAATCCATTAACTTGGATTCCTGCTTGTGATAGTGCAGTATTGATTGCAATTGTTGTACTGATAATTTCATCTGCACCACCCCAAATAAACCCACTATCATTTGGTATTCTATTAGGGATACTAGGACTTGTACCAGCAGGAAGTCGACTCCCACCCCAATAACCAGTACCATAATTGCCTGTCCAGTTAGTAGCACTATCTTCTAATAGGTCACCAGTAAATGATTGTGCGTTAGAGTAGGAGGAGTAACAGAGCGATACCGCCAATAGTACCAGCGATAGTAGCATTTCTTTTTTGAACATCTTCTTTAGTCTCCAATACAACTGGTTCTGGTATTTTGTCTGGATTTACTTTCCATTTGTCTGCGGCTTGTTCGCCTATTTTACCTAAGAATGGGCAAGGTGTTCCAGCCATTTCCATTGCATCATATACTCTTCTGTCTTGACATAAAACAGATACAGCTGCAACTTTCATCCCCATATCGTATAATGTTTTTGAAATTTTTAATCTTTCACAATTTTCATCACGAACCATCTCACCAGTAGATATACCAAGAATTTGTGTTTGAACTGCTCCAGAAACACCTACAGTACATAGGTCAGATGATGAAGAGCCAACTGAAGGGGATATCGCAGACGGTGGTGGAGATATAACTATTGTCCTACTGTCTGAATTGACATCAGATGTACTATTAGTAGTCGTTTCTACTGTTGTGGTTTGAGCATAAGTCACAGAACTCATAATCAAAAATACAAATGTTAATATAATTCTATACATTTTGTTCTCTCATAAGGTTAAGTATATTCTTAACCATTACTACTATTTAGGGTTTGTCAAGATTTTGAACCAGTTAATAATTTGACACGAAAAAGAGGACAAAAATTTGACTTTCTGTCCTCTCTCTTCTTTTTATTATTTAGTAATTTTTTAAACTACTCGTTTGCTAACTTCTGAAAGTAAGACATTGTATCGTCTTCCTCATCTTCATCAACAATAATTGGTTCTACTGGTTTGGTATCAACCACTGGAGCAGCTTGAGGCTCTGGGTCTTTATCAATATTTTCCATAACATTACCAACTGTAGTAGTACCAGAAAGAACAACATCAAGACGAGCTTTTAACTCTTCATAAGACTTGAAGTTAGTAGGTGCAGTAAACTCATTTAGAGCATATGCTTTTTTCCAAACCTGTTCAATTTGTTCATCATTATCAAACATTGCAGTTGGAGCTTCAAACTCTGATTTGTCATAGTTCCAATAACCATCAACTTTACGAATTTTTAATTTAAAGTTAGCACCTTCCCAAAAATCAAATGGGTTAACAGGTGTTTCATCTTCAAACTCTGGTTGCATTGCTGCCATCAGTTTATCAAAGATTTTTTTACCGTATCGAAATAAGAAAACTTTACCCTCATTTTGTGGGTTTTTCGAGTCACTTACTACATAGATATTAGAAAAATATTGTAGTTTTCTTTTTTGTTTACGAGCAATCTCTTTGTCTGATTCAAGACCAGTGTTCCAATAAGTAGAGTTTAGTTCTGACACAGGGTCAGCTTTACCAATTGTAGTTAAAGAGTTTTCAATATACCACTGACCAGTTGGCCCTTGGAATGCATGATTGAAAACTTTTGCCCAAGGCATATCTTCACCTTCCACTGCAGGAAGAAAACGAATTACAGCATAACCATTACCAGACTTATCAAGCTCTGGTTTCCACAATCTTTCGTCTTTATATGATTTTTTCTCTTGAGGTGCATTCTCTTTTTGAACTGCACCAAGAAGTTTATCAAGTGAGTTAGTTCTTTTTAACGTATCTAATGACATTTATTGTCTCCTTATGTTAACGTATGTTTCTGTTTTAGTTCTTCGTATGTTAAATCTGTTCCAACCTTATAAAATTGTACGTCAGGAAAATCCCTTTGTACCATCTTAAACTGGTTATCCCAATTTATCGTGTTAAAGCCACGACTGCTTGCGGGTAGATAATTATCACTACCCTTATATACATTATTTATAGGTTTATTGTAGTCACTTCCATCAAACCCTAACATATATATTTCTTTTGCACCCTCTTTACAAGCAAGATATAGTGCGGTGTTTCCAGCTGACCACCCTTTAGGATAATCAATATTATTTACTTTATCATTTCCTTGTTCTTCTACCCAAGTTATATATAGTCCAACATCTTTTCCAGCTTTTCTTTTAAAATCTTCCACATCTATATCTGGATTATATTGTAGTGCTTCTTTTAAATTGTTTTCAACTGTTTCCCATGTTTTTCCCTGTACCACACAAGAGGTTCTATTTTCTTGTGGTGAAAAATATACCCAATCTTTCCAGTGATCCACTATTGAATCTATGTTAAACTCTGGTGGTAATACTTGCCAATCAGCAAACCAACACTTATGTTTCATTTGATATCCTGATTTATATACCTCTTGTTGCATAGGATAATCTATTACAACTAAATTGTCAACTACTAAATCGCGATGTATTGCATTACATCCCCATGATACATAATTACCACTTGGTAGTTCTCTAGGTCTTGATTCACCATTTCCAAAAACTAAATGTATTGTCATTATGACCTTAGTGCCTTCCACGATACAGGAAATTTTTCTTTTGATACTGAGTCAATCATATTTGCAATCTGTTGAGTTTCAAATTGTGTATCTGGTTTACATCTTAAATTACATATACGAGCAAATGCAATTAATGTGCCACTCCAATACCACTCAGTATATAAATTTTGTGGTAAGATCATTCTAGCCAATTCTGGAGCAATATTAGCTTTTAACATATTATTATATGTTTGTTTCAAAAACTCCATAGTAGAACCTAATGGATATTCTATAGTTTCATCAGATGATCCTTGTTTTTTATCTTCAGCCTTTAGTCTCCACTTTTTAGGAACGTAAAATTCTGGTTCATCATCAACGTATCTACGACTTACTTCATTCCATACTAAGCCTACTTGATGTTTTACTAATTGTCTGGCAACAAAAATTGGTGCCTTTATGTGAAACTGTAAAGATGCATGACCAAATGGACTCCAGTGATCATGTTTGGCAAGATAATTAATTAACTTTTTATCTTTATCTTTTAAAGTCTGTTCGTATACAGTGGATGAATTTCCTTTTTCCACCCACTCTAGTTCAGATTTTTTTGCAAAAGAAACTCGGGCAGCATTTACTACTGATAAATCACTGCCCATACAATCAATGAGTTCTACGTTCATTGTGTCTCTTACGCGATGGCCTATAACCTCTTGGCCACTCTGGAGTTCTAGATGCAAGAGTTTTACATCTTTCTCTGAGTTGCTCATTTTCTTTTGTCAACTCTGCACAATCGTACTCAAGTTTTTTCAAACGATTTTGTAGTTGCAAAGTTTCCAAGGCATCAAATGCATTTTGTCTTTCAGACATTAAAAACCACTCCTTTTTTAGTTTATAAATTTCATACTACACTATTTTTAATTCTGTGTCAAGAACTAAATTGGCAATTGTGCTTGTTTTTCTAAATAATTTAAATCTCTAGCATTTGCTTCAATCTTCTCTTTTAAACCCTTAGTTATAAGTTTACCTACTGTATCTGGTTCAATGTCATTTCTTTGACAATAATCTAAGACTGCATCTAAGTGCGAAATACGTTTTTCCTTAGCAATGTTTTCTATTTCTAATGAAAATTTTTTGGGTGTCTGTACTAAAGCTTGTACTACGAATGTTGGTTCTTGCATTTCAATACCTCATTTTAAAAATGTGGAGCTAACCGTGGCTCCACCCGCACTTATTAAGTAGTGACCCTTTGTGATAGCTTCTGCGTAATTGCAAGGCTGTATCACTTCGCCTTTATAATGCATTGGTAGGACTAGGTTTACCTACATCTCGCCACTGGAAGAATACCATTGCTCTCCTCGACTTAAACTACCGTCTTTCCCGCTAAGGATGAGCCGCTAAACTCGACAGTATACCTTATCCCCTTCTTCAAGAGATTATTCAGTCACAATGCGGATTGGCCGTCGCCAAACTTTAAAACTGGTGACACTTTTCTGTTGCTAGGTAAGTGCCCAACCCCCTGTGTTATGCAGCTAGTGCGTAACCAGATGGTGCAAAGTTATCGTTTGCATTTACAATTTTGACTAATAACGCGGTCAACCGATAGTTCTACTCTCCTCTATCCTCGCCAGTCGATCCTAGTTCGCCCCCATAGAAACACACTTATGTAAATGTGTTTTTATGGTGGAGGCGATGGGTACTGCCCCCATGTCCTGTACGATTGTCGATTTGTATCAACAAACTATAAGTATATTTATAACACAAAATAGAATCATTGTCAAGTGCTTTTATAAAGCCATTCCCTCTTGTATTTTAA